ATGGTCAAGAATACGCTCAGGCGGCATTAAAATATCGGCCTACACAACGAAGTTTACTCCCTCTCTCTCCGCAGATTTTTCACGAAGGCTGCGTAAATCAGTGGATTACGCGGCCTTCGCTGAAAATAGTCGGACGATAGTCGGACGGAGTTAAGAACATAAGTGTATCATGCAACATTTTTTCCGACGGCGAAAAAATGTAAAAAAAATGTGCCCTGCACGGAAGAATTACACGCCTCAAGCCGAGGTCCTCGGCTTCACTTACCCTAAGTTACACGTTGGCAAAAATTGGTATGTTGATTTCTACGCATTTGATCCGGCGACGGATTCGATGCGGAGGAAGAAGTATATGCTTGACCGCATCGGCAAGGTCACGCAACGCAGGCGTCGGGCGGCCGAAATAATTGAGTCGTTGCTTAAGCTCTTGCGTAGTGGGTGGTCGCCGTGGGTCAATGCATCGGATAATAGGTGCTACACTCTTTTGTCCGAGGCTCTTGACAAATATGATAGACATCTCGACAAGTTGCCTAAGGATAAAACCAGGCACAGTTATCATTCGCGGGTCAATGTCCTCCGCCAATATATTGCATCGATGGTGATACCGCCGAAGTATGTATACCAGTTTGATACGGCGTTTATGACGGATTTTTTGGACTGGTTGTATCTTGATCGTGAGGTCAGCGGGCGGACGCGAAACAATTATCGCGGTTGGCTGTCTTCAATCGCGGCATTTTTTATCGAGCGTCAGTATATAAATCAAAATCCGGCTACGGCCATCAAAAAAGTACCCGAACAGAAGAAAAAGCGACAGCCGCTGACGGCGGATATGTTGCATCGTTTGCGTGATTATCTCGAACCTCGCGACAAAGTGTATCTCCTCGCTTGTATGATGGAGTATTATACAATGATTCGACCGACCGAGCTGGTCAACTTGCGCATCAACGACATCTCACTCCAGGAGCAGAGCATATTTGTAGCCGCAGAGTACAGCAAGAATAAACGAGACGGCAAAGTAGGCATCAATGATGACATCATTCGCCTTATGTTAGATGTCGATTTGTTTTCCAAGCCAGGCACATATTACATCTTTGGTCGCAATATGCGCCCAAGTCAACTTAAAGCAAGTAGCGAGATTTTTCGCAGAGAGTGGCAAAAGCTTCGCAAAGCGTTGCGGTGGGGAGACGAATACCAGTTCTATTCGCTCAAGGATAGCGGCATCCGCGACCTCGCCAATGCCGAAGGCATCGTCATCGCACGCGACCAGGCTCGTCATACTGATATATCAACGACCAATAGGTATCTACAAGGTCGAGATAGACCTGTCCATAATGAGACGTTACATTTCAAGGGTAACCTATGATTCTTCGATAAGTTCAATCGGATAAAAGTAACCTGTTATGAGTTGTGACATTCCGTCCGAGGTAATGTCTGTCTCGAATTTTTCGGCGACATATTTTCGTCCGCGAATTATAAATATACATCCGACATCCGGTAGATGTTTTGCCAAGAATTTTACGCAATACCGGGTCTGTGTGTCTATATAAACGCCTTGAGATAGCGTTTGAGAGGCAAGATTGATTTGCCCGGCAATGGGTATCAGTGACAGGGAGTATGGAGTATCGCTGAGTGTTGGCTCTCCATCCAGCGCGGCAGTAGCACGTTCGCGTAGATATGGATGTGGATATGCGAAGGTCTCGGTGATTTTCTCGCCTGATGTCGTTGTCGTGTCAACCGCAATATCTGTGGTGGACTTGCCGTTGTCGGGCTTGATTGCAAGATAGATAACGTCTGGGATGCCGTCTTTGTCTGATTGTGTTTCTGCGTCTCCTGCGATTACCGCGCCGATGTCCAGCGATGTGTAATCATGCTGTTTATACCAATCTAATATGGCGATATTAGGTGCAGCAAGGGTTTCGACCGGAAATGTCGCGACAACTGACGGGCGAGCATCTGTTCCGGTTCCGGGTACCGGAGCGGAGTAAATTTCACAGTCAACGTCGCGAGTATAGGCTGCCGGTACGAATTTCAATTCAATGTCAATGTCTTCTTTGTTTTCCGGTTTTCGCGGACGGAACATATTTATCTCGACAAATCCGTTGGCATCAGTATATATGTAGTGACGCCCATCTGAGCAACACCATATTGTGCCTTTGTGATCTGTCATCGCTTCGGCGCCTTGCGCTTTTGCCCAAGTGAGTAGTGCGGTCAGGTTAGCGAAGCTCTTATCGATTTTAGCTTGGTCGATAATCTCATCGTCAAGTATGTCTTCGGCTGCTGCATCATGGTCGGCGAAACCGACACTATTGGTCGAAATGTCCGACTGGGTCTCATCGTTGACGTCTACGGTATATTCGTCAACGACATCAGTGATTGGCAGGGTAGATGTGTCGGCACGATAATGGTCACATCGTTTATGCAGTGTGATTTTCTTGTGTTCATAATCAACGCCAAGGACGACTCCGAAGGAGTTTTCGAGCTGAGTCCACCAGTCGTTGACCGACCAATGTGGCAGGCATTTTGCACATGCAAGGTGGTTGTTGGCGTTGCAGATAAAAATCCGGCGGAGGAATGTGTCTGTCCATAATGCGTTGTCGTCATCCGCGAGAGTAAACCCCGTGGCAGCCGCTACTTTTTTTGCAATAAGCCAAACGAATGGCTGTATGGCGAAGGATACGACAGCTGTGCCTTCGAGGTCTCGTCGTGACGGCTGTTCGCCGACATAGCCGCGATAACGCATATTATATCCTGGCTGTTGGTACTTGCATTGGTATGATATGCCGTTGCAAATCATATCTGCAGAAGTGTTGAGTATCGGTACAGCTATCCATTTGTTACTGAAACCGGTCTGCATACACCGGAGAAGACGAGACTCGGAATAGTCTGTACTTGGAGGATTGGTGTATTGTGCACGCCAAGCGACAAGGTCAGACGTCTCGTTGGACAAATCATCCTCGGCGGTGTAATATTTCCAGGTTTTTGACCGAGCATCATAGTAAGATCCGTCAGGCCATGAAGTCCGAAACCAATCGCCGAGGTCGAGTTCGTCAATGTATGCTTCATCCATCTTATTCCCATAGTTGTAGGCGGCATTATCACCTAATAATTGAATCTTCACAACAGAATCTGTGATGGATGTGATATGCGCCTTCCCGGATAGGTGCGTTTCGGCATCAATGACCAATCTTGCTTCGAATGTCCGTGCGTTTTTTGCGACATCAAGCCGCTGGATGCGCCCGAATATTTTGCGATTGTCAGGTATGTCAAGTGGAAAATCTACATCATAAGTATAAGATGATGTCTTGGTAAAGAACGGGTTCTCGACAGTCAGTTTTAGAGACTTTTTTGACACTACGACCGGCTGTCCGTCAAGATATATGATAGTCATCGACGTACGTTTTGGTTGAGTTTATTGTAATTATTGAGCTTGCGAGCCAGACCTCTTTCGCCGTCCATGACAACTTCGGCAAGAATGCCTTGTTCTATATTGTCAGACAACCTATCCAGTGCTTTTGATGTGCGTGCAGATATGTCTGCTATGATTGCAGCGCTGTCGTTAATTGTAGCGGTAGCACTCTCAGAGGATGTCACCCCTCTCGTGCTCACCCCACGATTAACGCCGATGGCATTGCTTACATCGTCGGCAGTCAGCGAACCCACGGTGTTCGCTCGTTGTGCTTGGTCAATGAGCCGCAGAACCGGTGCAATGGCCGGATTGGCCACTGCCTGGTGGTTCGCGACAAACTCGTTGGCATGGACAACGCCGACTTCGCGCTTGTTGTCGTTGGCCCGCATCGTGAAACCGCCGGAGTAATATCCTGCGGCTTGTGCTTGGTGCTGTTTTTGAATGGTGGCAATTTGGATAGCGCCTGCGGCCACGGCCATTGCGGCAGCGATAGGACCGAGTATCCAGTTGACTTTCGATGCCGAGGCGTATGCATTGATGGCGGCCATCGCAGTAGAGGCGACGGCTTGGGCAAGTTCCATCGATTGTGCCCGTTTATTGTATTTGTTTTTGATTTTTGCGGTTTCGCGCTCTTTCTGTTCTTCGATCTTTTTCTTTTTGCGTTCGTTTTTTCCGGCTGCCTTGATTTCCGCGTCATAACGTTTTTCGACCTTGGCCAGTTCGAGGTCGCGCTCGGCATCGTAATAGGCAGACGTCTGTTGCAAAAAAGTGGATAAAAGAGCTATTGCTGATGTTATGGCAGATGCTACATATCCAGGTATGTCTTTTGCTCCTTCTGCAATCTGTTTTATTGCGTTGTATATAGTGGACACATTCTGACCCATCTCTGACGAGAATTGTGCGAACCCCTTTCCTGCCGCTTCTGCTGCATCTGCATTCTCCTCTATTGCTGTTTTTATCTTTTCAAATTGTTCCTGTGTAATTACACCGGCTTCGAGCAGCTTATCAAGCATCTTAAGCTCGGCTTGCTTTGTCGCTTCTGCGGATGTCTCGAGATACTTACCTACGATTTGCTTGTACGCGTCCGCAAGTTCCTTTTGTTTGTCGAGTTTGTCTTGGTTGACACGTGTCTGGATTTGCTTCTCGATAGCAGCATATTCTTCGGAGTTTTGTTCGTATAGCAGTTGCTTCTGGCGAAGGTATCGGATGTCTTCTTCGAGTAGAGCCTGATTTAACGCTACTTTATTGTCAAATTCGGCGGCTGTCGGGTCATAGTACCGCATTGTGATGTTGTCCGTCCGTTCGCGGTGTTCGCTGTCTATCAGTGATGCCATCTGTTTCTTTTGAGCCGCAATTGCATCGAGGTCAGCTTCCGCTCGTTTTTTTAGCAGGTCGCGGTATTTGGCGTTGTCTGTTTCTCCCCATTCCTCGTATATCTTGATTTGAGCTTCACGAGCCTGTTCCTCCAGGTTTCTTTTGGTGTATAAGTATTGCTCGAAGTCCTTTTGTCCGGTCGCATAGGCGGTCAGGTTAGCCAATGCTATCGCGTCATTCTGCGCCTTGACCGCATCTATTTCGGCTTGCATCTGCTTTTGACGCTCACGCTGGGTGTCCTCCTTGTTTGCACCTTTTACACCATCGCTGGTCGGCACGGTTCGTGTCGGCTCAATCGTTGGAGACGGATTCTGCGTACTATTGCCCGAAGGTACTCGATTACCCTGCTCAATGCGGTACTGGTCAAGCAGGTCTTGGATTTCGGCTCGGGTTTTGATGTCAAGAGTCGTTGACCCATTCGGAGCTATAACGGCGACAGTACTCATATATTCACCTCTCTTCAATGCGCCTTCGAGCATCTTGATTACTGTCGCGAGATCCTCGTCTGACGCATTTTTGGCCGGGCGTGCAATGCCCTCCATTTGGTCAAGCGAGACCATTCGAGACAAGTAGTCTCCTTGTCGTTTTGTGATTCTGTTGAATATGCCGAGAGGACTTTCCTGCTGTGCCTTGCCGGCATTGTAGGAGGAAACTAATCCTGCTGCCGGACTTATAGCTATTAGCCCTACTGCCTGATTCGAAGATTGTACGTTTTGTTCATACAGCCGGTCAAGCAGACCTTGAATCTCCTTTCCGATAGGCCGATTGGTGGTTATTTGGTCTTGCACCGCAGTCATCACCTTCTCGATTTGTGATTTTGTCGCACCGGCTGCCGTCAGAGATTTTCTAAGCTCCTCCAGGTCTTTAGTAACCTCTTCGTTGTAGGTCGTTTCAATATTTTCGCGAGCGGTGGCAATGCCTTTGGCTTTGGCATTGGCTCGGATGGCTATGGTAAGGCGTTTGTATGCTGCTTCGAGGTCGATGATTTCGCCTTTTTCGTTGACGAGACCTTGCAGGTATTGGCCATACTGCGAAATGATCGCGGCTTTGGCTTTTTCGTAGGCATCAGTACCGGCTGTCGTGCCTTTGAGCGTTGAGAATAGTTTGGACAGCTCTTTCTCCTCCTTGATAGACTCGGCGGAAAGGCCATTGGCGGAGGCCATAGCTTTGTCCATCTTTTGAGTATACTCGTCAGTGCCTGATATGAGATTCTTTATCACACCGTACAGCATTATCGCCGCGCTCGCGATAGCACCGAAGACATTGGCTTTTGTGGCCTTATCCAGCGCCTTCCACGCGACAGTGAGCTTGCCAACTTGCAAAGTCATCGCATAGTATGCCAGGCGTAGCCCGGTCATCAGGTTGGTCAACGCAGTCACTACTATCTGTTTGGCTTTGATGGCGATGGTGTGCGCGACTTCGGCGGCAGCGCAGAGCTTTGCCCAAATCACATAAGACTTGTTCGCGAGGACGGCCACTGTGATTGCTGCGACAAGCGATATGACCGCCGTTCTATTTTTGACGATGAACCCGACGACAGACGATAATGCGTGCATCAAAAGCGATGTCCCGGAGATAGCATACTGCATCACGGGCAACAGCTTCTCGCCAAGTGATACGGCCATCTCGGTAAAACTCTTTTTTAGTTTATCAAGCCGTGCTTGAACAGTGTTATTTTGGACGTCAAATTCTTTGGTCACGGAGGAGCCTTCCGCGAATGCGGTGTTGGCAGCCACTTGCTGTTGCTTTACATCTTCTATGTGTTCGGCGAGAGTGCTAAGCGTTGCAATCGCTCTTGCACCATTTTCTCCCATATCCTTGAACATAGGCGACAGCGCATCCATACCTCCGACTTGATTCAACGCCGACAGAAGTTCCATTAACGCCGAATTTATATCGGTTTTTACTAATGAGGTAAAGTTTTGTATGTCGAGTCCGGCTATCTTGGCATATTTGGCAGGGTCTTGATATATGCGTACAATTACCTGAGACAAAGCTGTCGCCGAGGCCTCGACATTCTGGTTTGTGGAGTCCAGCACTGCGCCGAAGGCCATTATCTGCTGCACCGATAGACCAGCTTGCGCTCCGACTCCGGCCATACGGCTGGCGAACTCGGTGAGGTATGGTGCTGAGGCCGCGCAGTTTTGGGATAGTTCGTTGACGACAGATCCTACTTTGAGTAGAGACTGTTCGGTGCCGTATTGTCCTTCCAGCCCGAATATTCCGGTGAGTTTGGAGAGCGTTAGGGTTGCCCCTTCGCCGAGTTCGTCAAGCGCGACATTGATTTGGTCTGCCGCTTTGACGAAACCAAGGACGTCATCGATAGACGTTTTGCCCAGGCGACCTGCCTCTTGTGCGAGTTTATTGAGTCCCTCGCGCGATGTGCGCGTGTCCATCTGTTTGAATGCCTCATTGAGATTTTCTACCTGCTCGGCTGTCATGCCGGTGTACTTGCGTACGTTGGCCATTTCTGCCTCCATGTCTGCATACGCTTGTACTGCAGCCTTACCGGAAACGACCACGCCACCGAATGCGGCAACGGCGGTTGCGGCAGAGGCTCCCCAGTCGTTGATGCCGTCCTTGAGCTTTTCGAGTGGCGACCGTGTATCGATAGACATCTCGGCATTGACTTCTGAAAGTTGCCGCTTGACAGCTTTAAGTTTGTCAATATATGCATCCCAATCTTTGGATCCTCGTTCCACACGACCGGATGACAATTCGGCATTGATGGCTTTGAGCGCACGATGCAACTCCTTAGGCGTTGCCTTGTCAAGATTGCGCATTGCAGCCTCGACATTCGAGGCATTTGTGCGCATCCGCTGTATGGTTGCGTTGGTCTTCTGCAACTCTTTATTGACCTCTATGACCTTGCGTGCATCGCCTGCCGAATATGCATCCGCTAATGCCTTGCGCAAAGCCTTGGCTTTTGCGATGTTGTCCTCGTATGTACGTTTGTAGTCCTCGCTATTGCATTTGAGTACTACCTCTGCAATTTCTTTATATGCCATTATTTACATCTTTTACTTTGGCCAAATTTATGTACGGAATTTTTTTGAACAAAAGACACTGCGACAGGCTTTCACAAGCCTGCCGCAGCCATATTATATATGTATATCCAGTTATGCTAAAATCTTTCGGCGGACGAGTATGACTGCAACGATTGTCGCTACCATCGTCACCGCCAACAGCCACCACGGCTGTCCTTCACGGCTGCTCTCGCTATGGCTCTGCACGGCACATCTGTCGCTGCGGCTCTGCAGCGTCTCGGCGGATGTCGTGTCGGTGCGCTGCGCAATCGCCGTTGCTTTGGCGGTCGCGGTCGGCTTGTAAGCTGTGCGCGTCCATCGAACGCGATGCAACACCTCGCGCGTGCCGTCGACGGCGGTCTGCACAACGCTGTCGGCTGTCACCGTCCAGGCAATACTGTCGGCTGCCTCTGTCTGTTCGGTCTGCGTTTCGGATCGGCTGTCCGTGCGCTTCTGCACCGTCTCGGCTGTCTGCGTCTGCTGCATCTCGGCCACACGGAGGTCGCTCTCCTTATGGCTGCGGCAAGCGCACATCAGTACCGCACTCATGTATATGATTATCGCTGTTCGCATGTTGCTATGTAGTTCAAAATTGCATTTACGTGCAGGTCTACAATCGTGGTCTTGCCCTCGTTGCTCAGCAGAAATGCCACGTCTTCGCGGTTGTCTTGAAAGAGGTTCTCAGTCAGCACCGCTGTGCATTTGGTGTCGCGGCACATGGCCAGGCTCGCCTGCCAAAAGCCCTGCGGGGGCGTTGCACGGTTGCCCGTCAAGCCGCGTGCCTTAGCTCCGGCGTAAAACTCGGCGGCAAGGCGTCGGCTGCCCTGTCCTGCGTTATTGCTTACATATACGGCAAAACCGCGTGCATCGTGCCAGCGCTCGTCAGCACCTGCGGCGTTGTTGTGGATGCTCACAAGGCAGACATTGCGTGCGCCCTCGGCCTTGCAGACTCCGTTGACACGGCGCGTGCGCACGCTCAGCGGAATATCGGTGGTCTCGGGTACGAGCAGCCGTGCGTCTATGCCCTCGCGCTGTAGCGATATGGCTGTGCGCCGGGCAATCTCGCGCGCCCAGGCGTACTCGCGTAGTCGCCCGTCGGGGCTGCGTTTTCCGGGAGTTTCCACTCCGTGGCCGTTATCAATCAGTACTATCATTGTCGTCTGCATTTGGTCGGTGTGTCTTACTCGCGCCTATTCCCGACAGGTCGATGTCGAAGTGCCGGCTGGTCTTGTCCACGAGTATTTTCTGCGCCACTTTCGCCCATCGGGCGCCGTTGCAACTGCTCTCGTTTTCGAGGATACTCCAAATCTGCCAGAAGCATATTGCGCCGGCGGCCACCTTGGTCAAGTCGATGGGTATGCTGTCTGTAATGTGTCGCGAAATAAGATACGCCATGATAATAAGCGCGTAGCTCTTGATGAGCGTCAGCAATACATGGCCAAAGTGGTGCGACTGGAACTTGTGGCCGTCTTTGGTGACCTTATCCGGATGTGCCTTGGCGGCGCGTCTCGAAAGACTCCACGCTGTATAACAATCAGCGAAAATTACTAATGTACAAATGAGTAGGTACGGCAGTGTCGGCTCAAGGATTGCGAGTGCTGCACCCATGCCGGCGAAAGCCCAGCGAAGGATCTGCGTAATAGTCATTACAGCCTCCTTTCTTACGCGCTCACGGCGGCCTGTGCGTCCGCGCAGAACGCCTCTATTGCCGCCAAAATGTCATCGCGGCCCTCGGCTACATCATAACGGATGGTCAGTGTCGCCGGGCGGTAACGCGACCAGCGCGCCAATGTTGCGCCGCCGTTTCGCACTTCGCCCTCGGCCAATGTCATGATGCTCGCACCCTCGATATTGGCCACCGCACTGATGGCATATACGGCTGTCGTGTCCTCACTGTTGTCTATGCGCACGCTGCGGCGCAATGTCTCTCCTAATTTTACCTTGCTCATAATTTCTGTTTTTATTGTTGTTTTACTTGCGATTTACTTGCGTCTACTTGCAGTCTATTTAAGTTAAGCGCCAAAAACTAAAATAAGGCTTGCGTTATTTTAGTTTCCGTCAGCTTCGGCGGCGATTTCGGCGCGTGCCTGCGCCTTGCAGGCTTCGGCAAAGGCGTTATACTCGGCGAACTCCTGCGGCTTGGCGTCGCGCTGGCGAAGGATGCCCAGCTCATCCGCCACGGTGTAGCGCTCGCGGATAAGGCGCTCGACCGCAGCCTTGTAGGCCGTCTCGTCAAAGGACACGGGCAATTCGTCTACTTCCTCGTAGTCGTCCGCGTTGTATGTCATTGCGGCTATGGCCTTGGCGGTCAGACCATCCGAGATGCGGCGGACGTACTTGCCGCTGTCAGAAGATATTCGATGATTGTTGTATTGTATCATAATCAAAAAATTAAGTTATGCACTTACAAGTGTAGCATTCATCTCCGCTGCCAATGCTATTATTTCGTCAGTGAGTTTGGCAAAGACCTCGGCGTGCAACTTGATGGTAAACTTATACTTCTCATTGGAGAGCATATCGCCCTCCTTTCTACGGTTGTTAAGCATATACTTGATGCTGTCAAGTGTCAGCTTGGGACTCTGCTCAAAACTTACCGTGCCCTGGGTCAGAGATTTGAGTTCTACGGTTTCCAACGCCACACAACCTACAAACATACCGGTCTTTTTGCCTTGCGTATCGTTTAATTCCATATTAAGCACATAACGCAGATTACGGCAAGAGTCAAACACATACTCATTCCCCGTCAATCCGCCTGAGCCTGCAAACGATGCGGCTTGCAAACAGATGTCTCCTTGAAGGAGATGATTGCTGTTGTAAACCCCTCCCGATGCACCATTAACTATCGGCGGGAATGTGCGTGGGCCACGCGAATCCTGGCCTTTGCCATAATAATCAAAGCGAAAATTCCCTAATCCGCCATGGCTATATCCTCCGTCAATTTTCCGCCATATACTACTCGGATTTTGACATATACCCACGAACTTCATAATGATTTTGGCCTGCTCGTAGGTGATGTCAGTGAGGCCGTTGCCCTCGAAGTAGCCTGTTTCGCGATTATACTCGCCAAACTTACGTCCGTTTTTATAAAAGGCTTCGTTCCACGACTTGATAAAAGCCTCTTTGGCGCTGTCGTTTAGGCAGGTGAGGTCGCCCACATAGGCCGAAAGCAGGTTGTTAGGGTCTTTAAGTGCGAACTCTGCATCCCAAGCATATAGTTTGCCGTTCATTTGCCACGTGCGGTCGGTGCGTGCCGTGGTAGGCTTGTTGTTGGTGATGACGTTGTACTCCGCCTCGCCGTCAAAGCGCTCGGCATAGGCCTTCTGCGCCTCCCAAAACGCGTAGAAGCGCTTCTTCTCACGCACGTAGATGATGTCCGCAACGCCGTCAGTGCGCGTCTTAGGCGTCAGCGGCAGTGTCGCCGCCGTGTAATCTGTGGGCAGGCTCTGCCGTATGCCGTGGAACGCGTGTACCAGCATCGCGCCCACGTCCTCCTTATCAAGCCGCAGCACCTTATCGGCGTGCAGCCCATCGGCGTAAGCAGCGCCGCTGACAGTGAGATTGCCCACAATGCCGCTGTCGCCGTTGGCCATAATGCCCCAGCCTTTGGTAACGAGTTGGCCGTCCACTTCGACCGCGCCGCCGCTGCCACTGCCGGGAACGATGGTGGAAGTCTTGATAGAGCCGCCGGCAATAATATCACCGTCAGCCTCAACTCTGTTGGCAAGTATGCCGTCGTTGACTTCGGCGCTTGATGCCGTCAGAGCTGCGCACGTGAGTTCTCCGGCCACGGCGGCACCATTCTCAATATTTGCAACACCCTTGACCGTGAGATTGCCCTCGGTGCTGATATTGCCGTTGATGTCAATCTTAACCTCGTCAGCCTGGCAGAACGTAGCGCTGTCGCCGTGGACGACAATCCCGGAGACCTTTCCGGTGGTGCTGATATTGCCGTCAACGTCAATCTGGACTTCGTCAGCTTCACCGAACTTGGCAAGATTGCCACGCACACCATAGCCTTGTATATCGCCGGTGGGGCAGGTAATATCGCCTTTGTCAACAGTCAGTCCGTTCTGCACTGTCAGGCCGTTGCCAACCGCCAATAAGCCGTCAACCTCGACATCGCCTTGTAAAGATGCATCGTCACACACCAAATTTCCTATCGCCAAGTCCTTGCCTGTGACATCGCCGAGCTTGACCATTTTTCCGGCAGCCTTGTCATACTGCCACAGGTCGTTGCCGCTGCGGAAGATGCGGTCGGTGCGCGGCGTGGCGGTCTGTGTGCTGCCGCTCAGCGTACAGTAATCGGTGTACTCGTCGCAGACGCTGAGAGGACAATACTCGCAGTTTTCTATCGCATCGCCGTTCACGGCCGGGTCATAGTTTATTGCCGCAAAAAACGCCTTATTCGCCTGCGACCACCATATCGTATAATTACGGGTGGTTGGATACCCGGTTGTCGGCGTACCCAGCGGCGCGGCCATGCGCACGCGACACGGCAATATGCCTATATCGTCGCGCAGCTTGGTCAGTGCCATCTCGTGCAGCTGATTGTCTGCCGTGCTGTACCGATACAAACGCCCGTCTTGCACATTATAGTAAGCCTTGTCGCTCCATGGCTCCTGATTTCGGTCTTGCCACAAATAATCGTCATCCCATTTTGGATAATACGATCCATCTTGCTTGATTAAAAAGTTACCGTCAGCGGTCGAAAAATGCACGGTCGCCGCTCCCTGCTGCACATTGCCATTGGGGTCGCGCACTATCGGCGCAGCCGTCGAAGTATCGTCCGTCACGTCTCCGACAAATCCATCAAAGGCTACGATGCCGCTGATGCCAAGCGTATCGTGTTGCTCTTGCTTAGCACTCGCCAGGCTATCACTGAGGGTTTTGCGTATCGCCGCATGGTCGGCTGCATCTGTTTTTTCATGTGCCGTCAGCGCATCCGACACAGCCTTGCGTGCCGATGCCTCGTCTGCAAAAGCCTTGTCATTAGCCGTCTCATGTGCCGCCAGCGCATCAGCCACGGCCTTGGTTGAGTCCGTGGCCGTCTTGATGGAGGCCTCTGAGGTAGTCAGACGTTGAATTATCGATGAGATATCCTGTGTTGCATTGTTTATTGCAGCCAATTGTGCTGATGACATCACACCGGCTGTTGCGGTCGTAGCACTCGGAAGCGTCACGGAGGCATCCTTCGCAGTGCCACCGGCATCTACAGTCTTGTATGTAATTGTAATCTTGTCTTCGGTCGCAGTGGTTCTGAGACCGAGTGCAGACAATGCTTCGGCAGACAGAGTGTCTACAATGCGCTGTACAAGGTCAACAAACAGTGTCCCAACGCGCATTGCTGTATTTTCGCCCTGAGATGCCGCATCACGTATTACTGCGGCCTGTGTGAGTAAGTCTTTGATTGTCGTTGCCATATATCTATGTGTGTGTGGCACAAAAATACTAAGTGGGCGCGGCCATTAAAAAGACGCACCCACATACCTACAAAAGCACTAAATGCAATATACGGTCAAGCCTCAATCATTTATGCAGAGCTCTGCGCACATCTGACAATTGTTCGCAGACCACGTGAGCGGCGTTTTCGGCGCCAATGCGTGCGAGATCTTCAGCCATTGCCATCACGGACATATACAGTTTCTTTGAGTACCAGTCACGAGCTTTGCGCGGTTTGCCGGATGTCGTATAGCCGCCCCAAGCCGGGCCGACTTTGCGCGGATAGTCCAGTCTATGGGTGTGACGGTAGTCTTTGTCCAAAAATTCGAGGTCGCCAAGATTGCCCGGCGTGTATCCTCGTCCGGTGCCCAGTGCCTGATATATGCCGTATTGCGCGAAACGCATAGTGATGGTGGCCGACATCTCTGACTGCGCGATGGCGGAGGCAAAGCTCTCGTGCAACGCGCCTGTGCGGACGATACGCATCCGCTCGATTTTCTCACGCCAGATTTCCAATTGCGTATTGGTCCAAGCATCGTAATACTTGGAGATGTCTTCTATCTCTGCCATTCGTCCTCGCGGTATTTGAGGTCAACCGGCTCGCTTACATCGACCATGAAGTACAGTCCTGTGCAGCCGGACATGAAGTATTGACCGAGTTCACGCGACAGGATATTGTCTACATGCAGATAGATGAGGTCATTCTGTTTGTCGTCGGCATCTACGAGCAACTTGGATGCTATTTGGCGGAAAAGCGTGCGGCAGATGCCGAGTTGTCGTCCGCGGTCGGCTTCGTCTTTGATATTGTATCGGCGAACAATGAATACCGTGAACGTCCTGCGCTTATACCAACCACCTCCGCGTCCTTGAAACATCGCTCCGTCATTCGTGTCATCGAGGCAGAAGAACGCCTTGCTTGTGCGAAAGCGGTCGAGTGGTCCTTGAAGAGATTCGATTCCGCTGCACGTACAAAACCGAAAGTCATGATTCTGTGCATAGATGTTGCATCGGCAAATGTCTCCGAAGTACTTCTCAGCGTTGAAAAAGTTTAGTGCGTCCATATCAATTCTTGTTCTTTGCCATAGCGGCGTTTAGCTCCTCGGCCTCGCGAGCCTTGTAATCCAATTCTGTCAATGCACGCCAGCAGCCCGTGGCCAGTATGACCTCTTCCTTAGTCACATCACCGCCCGTCAATGCGCGTATCTGGTTGTTCATCGTCTCAAGCATGTTCGGAGCCTCGGTTGCTTCTGTCGTTACCACCGGGCGGAAGAACCGGCTGAAGGTGCGTGCGAAGAGCGCCTTCACCTGCACCAGCCAGTTGAGGACATTGAGGACTTCCGCCTGTGTGAGTGTCTTACCTCGGAATCCCGGGTATAGGATACCGGTCGCAGCCACCAACGATTCGACATTCTGCGAGGAGAGATACCCTTGGTAAAGGTTCTCGACACGCAACCAGTCGCCGAAAGCGACACCGCGGAGTTGCGCGTCCACGGCTGCACCTTTGCCGATTTTAGCAATTCGCACTGGGAACAGGCCGGCGGTATATACAAAATCAAGGCACTTGGCCTGTTCGGCTATCTGTGTCGGTGTAACATATACATACTTCAATCCTGCATTTGTGCGGATGGAGAGCTTCCACTTGCCGGGGACAATGCCTTCGCGCGACTGCCGTACTCCGGCAAGTATGCGGAACAATGTGTATGGCAGCGCTTCTTCCGATACCGTTGCCATAGCTTGATACACCAATCGTAACTCGGTATCGTCCAATTCTGCCCATGACTTAGGCAGGTGGACATCTATAGTATTAGTCTCAGCCGAAAAAGTAGCACGTATCATCTTGCTCGTTTCTGTAGTTGTCGAAATGGTTAGCCTTATAATTTGTCGAGGCCGCGTAAGTCGGAAACTCGGTAAGGTTGTCATCCAGATAAGACAATATGCGATCGCGCCACACGATAGTATCAGCCGGGGTATGGTCACGCAACGCAGCTGCGACATACTCCCGGCATAGCTCTATAACCTCGGACTGCATCACTGTCGTGGAGGCGGTGGCTTCGGCCTTGCATAACTCGGCAAAAAACTCAGACGATATCAGAGTACGGAGTTTTGCTTCGGCGGCCATAATTGCCGGACGTTGCTCGACAAGGTCGCTCTGCGTTGGGTTAGCAATGCCCAGCAACCGCAAGACCCGCGTATGCCAATACAACGTACTGAAATATATGCGGATGTTTACCGGAGTTGTCCATGCCTCGAAGTAGCGTGCCTCGGATTTGATTTCGTCATAGTAGTCGGACATCTGCCGCGAAAGGCGGTCACGCAGCGCCTTGACACGGTCGACAGACGCCGGTACGACATTGTCGTTATTGACTACGCCGAAGCCGGTGGCCGTCAGTACGAGGTCAAGATGCGCAGACGCCTCATAATATGCACGTGCGCAGATGTAGCGCGTACATGCCTGTGCGAGTATGCCTTCGTGGTCGAGTTTGGGCACACCCAGATCCGGATTCACGGCGGCTATGCTGTCGTAGAGTTCCGGACCGAGAAACCGCCTCACTCGGCGACAAGAATCGTCAACGAATCCTTGCATGGAGTTGAATAATTCTTCGTCAGGCATAATACCGGACGGGACTACGCGAACGAAGTCTTTATAGGTTATCGTCATATCTGTATATCTTAGCTGTTGGCATCTTGTATTGACCCATCGCGAAGGCGCTTGACAGCATCGGTATTTTGGTCTAATGTCGTCAGAAGTACTATCGGCACTTGCGGCTTGACAAGATTCTCCCATCTGTTGAAGTAGATTATCAGCTCGTGTACCTTGGCCAGTACGTCGTGCGTCGATGCTTCAAGTGCCTGCTTGAGGGTGAACAGCTCGCGTTTGTCCGAGCCGCTATTATTGCTTTGGCTCTTGCCGGGCACAGCTCCAACAAGGTTAGGATGTACGTTGGTGCCGTAGCACAGCATGTTGGACGTCTCTTGTATGTCGTCAGCCCAGTCTCCGCCTTCCTTGCCGGTGTCCACGACATTGATGCGCACCATGCGCTGCTCCTTTCCATAACTATCGATATAGTAGCCGGTAATCCACACCTTGCCGCTGTTTTCTATCCCACAGACGAAGTTCTTGATATTCTCCTTTTCCTTCTTGATGCGTTCCTTCTGCGCCACCGGGTCTATGATTTGCTCGGCAGCGAGCAACGACGGCCAGTAATCTTTGTGTATCTCCACTTGGTACTTGACTGACGAGCTATTGCGTATCTTCGCTTTTTTCGCCTTCCCTATTAGTCGTTTTAGGTCAAACCAATCTCCGCGAAACAGAGCTGTATAATATGGGATAGGATAATAACGCTGCCCAGGTGTCGGAACGCGCATCACCACTGCGAATTTGCGTGCGGTCGTACGCACCTTTGTCAGTCCGTCACGCCCCGGGGCGCGACCAAGGAGCGTTTCAAGGTGTCCCAACGGGTCGCGCTCATCTAACAGTGTAATCATCTCCACATCCTTGCGTGACAGGCCACCATTTTTTCGCCAGTTGGCGTAGAATATATGGTTAATACGCCCATGGTTGTCTGCTTTCTCGAAACGGCAATAGCACGCGTCCTTATGGCGCACTTGTACAATGCGCTTGCCCTCGCGGTCGAGGATGACCACGGCAACGGCAAAGAAGAAGTATTTGAGGTCGGTGCATTGTTCGAGGAAGAATTCGCGCATCGAGTTGTGCATCATCCACCGCTCAATGTCGGGATTGTCTGTCGGTTGGCCGGTCAGCTTGTCGGCATATTGGATACCATTGCCATAGGCCGTCAGGACGTTGAAGTACAGGTTCTGGCTCAGCACTTCGTCACCGCCGATTGTACGGATAAGGTGGAACGGCAGCAGGTTGTCGCCGCCGAACGGCATATATGTATATCCCGGATAGCCGGGGACAGGGCGTCCGGCAATATCGGCAGCATCTTCGTCAAAAACCGAGGCCGAATCAACGACATCGATGTCCGATGCCGCCGCCATAGGAGCAGCGACATTGTATATCTCGCTGGGGATTGCGTCCGCGATGGCGGAGCGGTTATCTGATAACTTCGTATCCATTTATCTCAAAAAGTGTTATGTCTCTAAATTCGCGGATAAGGTAGCTGTCGGGCAGCTTGATGCGGTGAGTGCCGCCGCGCCAGTGACTACCGCAACACGTCACATCACGATAGGTGACTATATCTCCGGTAGATATTTTCCAAACGCGCAGCGTCACCGGCCGGCGGCTTTCCAGCAAGGCTATGGCATCGCGCCAATGCAGGCATTGTGTCGGACGGCTACTCATAGGTCGAATCAAAGGTGTTATCAAACACACGCAGCGCCCTTGTCGCCTCGTCTCCCTGCATCGTGCGGCGACGTGTCAGCCTGTATGTCAGTGCGAAGTCAGCAATAGCGTGGTCTTCGTTCGTATACTTGATGTCAGCTGCTGTAATGGCGATAGAATCTCCTTCGGCCGATGCTATGATATCATATAGCCATACGTCCTTGGCACGAGCCAGGTCGGTTGCCACCGCGACCATAGACGGGCGAAGCGGCCCGGTCTGCGCCTCGTGTGATACAATCTCGTCAATATGGTAGACACGATATGCGCTGTTCACATTAACATTGTCTCGCGTATATGCAACCGTGGTGGTCTTGGAGCCGGCAAAGTATAGCAGCTCGCGACAGCCGAATCGGTTGACGAAAGATATTACCGGATCGGCCTGCGGCAAGTCCAGCACGCGGTAGCGCTGCCTCCGGCGTCCGCACTGAATCTCGTATGAGATAAGGTTCTTCAACGGTTGATCGTCAAAGATGGCTGGCGAGACGTCCAACTCCACAAAATTCACCACATTGCCCAATTGTTTGGTTACTCGAGACAGCGTGTGCGTGTCGTTATCAGCGTATGTGCAGACAGCGACAGCCGCCTCACCATCCGCATCATACACCGGTAGTAGCTCTTTGCGACCGAGTGCCGTGTCGCGCTCGCCATGGCCGGAAGTCAGGTAAAATTCCCCGAGGTACTTTGTTGCATCGAGGTGCAGACGATAGTCACAACGGAACACCTTTACACCGCCTATGGCCGCGGCCACACCATCAATAACAATGGTGAACTCGTCATAGGGCAAGGCATCCGGTTCTTCCGCATCGAGTTCCTCTTCAAATACGCGGTCAAGGTCATACACCGCCACACTTCGGTTGTATGTGTAATACGTGGCAGAGAAAATCGTTTCGGAGCCACGGCGGATGGCGAGTGTCACGGTTTCGGCAGACGAGAACAATGACACCACAGCGAACTGGCTGGAGAACATGTGCGGTTGTAGTACCGGGCTGATAGTTGCGGACATAGTTGTTGCTTTTAAGTCAAAGGTACAGAGCGATTGTGATTGCTAAAAAGACATTGAGATAAGCAAGACCGGAAGCATTTCGCAACGCCTCCGGCCTCTTCAAAGTATTTAGCTTAAACGTGTAAAAATATGCCTTATTTCGAGGTCGCTATTCCTCGGCTTCACGCTCGGATTGAGGCAAGCTGTCTACATCCTCGTCGGTCACGGCTACCATAGACCACTCAAGTCCGCGGTAGTTGTTGACGCTCAGGCGATAGCCGAGGTACGACATCACGATAGCAACCTCGGAGGTTGAGAATGCGCAGATGTCCTCCATAGCGCCGATAATTTCGGCCGAGGTCATATTGTCGCCACGTGCCGCACGTTCGTCAGCAGGGCGGAAGTCGGCGAGGAACATTGCCAGCACCGGTGCGGTGGGTGGCATAGACGGCCAGCCTGTATCCTGTGACCGGATGAGTTGTAGACGGTTGAGGTATTTATTCTCGGAGGATATGATTGTTTCGATTTTATTCATGGTTGTTGGTGTTTTTAGCGTTGATTTTTGAGGTTTCGGGTCTCGTAAGTGCTGTGGCTTTGGCAGCGGCGATGCACTCGGCACGCGTGCGCGCGCCTCCTTCCTGTGTGTAGTCGATTTCGACCGGCGACAAGTAGAGCACAAACGGCCTCCGATCGTCCGGATTCCGGACAGACGCAGACATCCAGATCTGCGGCGTTTCATTGCGCCCCGATAGGCGTCCATAACCGCAACTGTACGGCATAAACCCGTGCGAATGAATATGCAGCGGCTTAAAGCGCGGATGCTTACCGAGGATGGCCGCAGACCACTCGTTGAGGGAGGTGAAAATCTCGGGGAGCTGGTCTTCGGACAGTAGCGTGCAATTGTATTTCGCATACACGCAGGCGCAAATCCGGCGTCCGAGTTCGGTTGTTGATGAGAGCTGAAGGACGGTGGCATAGAATTTTTTCATCGCGCACCTCCTTTCTCGTCTGCCGGGCGGTCGGAGTTATGGCGGACGGCGAATACGATTGCCCAGAGCATTAGCGCGAGGACATCGAAGCCGACAGCGGCTTGAGCTTCCACGGCGTCAGTGATGACGATGCTGTGGTATGCAGCGATGGTCAGAACGGCAATGGTGACGACCAATGTCGCCACATCCGAGAATGCGGCGCGCAGCGTACGGCGCAGCACTGAGGCAATGAGGCGGCGCACGTCCGGGCGGCGGCGCTGTGCAAAGGGTGAATAACGATGTGTAAGGTCCAATGACCGTAGGATGACGACTTGACGGCGTCGTCGGGCCGGGCGTGTGGCACGCCCAAGGGTTTTGATTGTGATTGTGTTCATAATGCCTGTCCCGGAGGGACGTATTAAATGTTCGGAAAGGTAGCCGTAAGGCTACGTTGTAGGGCATAAAAAATGCCCGAAAAGTCTATGTCGAGCGTCTATACCTCGCTCCAGGTGACAGGCAGACTGTCGTGATAGTTAGCACCGCAAATATACTATCATTTTGGCAGTGCACAAAAACATTAACAGACTTTAACCTTACTTGCGTCGCACGGCCATGCCTGTGACGGTGTAGCCGATGACGGTCCACTTGCCATTGACTTCATCCATGATATTGTTGACCCTCAAACAGATTATAGCGTCTCCGCCATTGGCTAACGCCTTGCGAGATGCCTCCTCAAGTGTCGTTGTGACATCTGCATATTTGTAGTCGCCGAGTTTGTACTTGACATGTTTTGTGTCGCGATAGCTATACTCTGCAATCGGGTCATATTTCGATACGATTGTGGAGTCAAGCACTTCGTATCCGTCGCGGCACTCGGCATACACCGATCCTACTGCGTCATAGTCCCAGGCGACAGACGTAGCCTCGGTAAGCAAGACCTTGCCGTTAAGCCCTCCTTTGTAATAGTCAATGACTGTGGAGTACTGGATGTATGGGTCCTTCGTTCTGCACGCTGCCAGCGTCAGAACCGCACAAACGATTAATAATACTTTGGTTGTTTTCATTTCATTACCGTTTAGGTTAATAAGATTGGGTATCTAATATAGGATTATGGTGATTAGATGTTGACTCGTGAATACAAGGATTGGGGATGCGAGCGCTTAAATGTCAAAATTGAGTTTCATTATTCAGTCAATTCCGGGTGTGACCAAGCAAGAGATAGCCCATTGGCGACCAACCATTCGGCAATGGTCATGTGTTTAATCCCCAAAATATCACAAATGGCCGGAATTTTCTTGAACAATTTGCCGTCATTGCTAAGCATCGTTTCTTCGGTAATGACGACCGGTATCTTGTCCATATTGTTTAATGCGTAAAATATTAGCTTGGCATCCCCGGTCTTCATATACTGGTCCTTCAGCAAGCTATATTCGTTAGCCGGCAATATATTCCTTTGGGCTGTGACACATAAATTATTGTCTAATTGGTTGCTGAATTTCTTTGGGGCAGGAGGCATAAGGTCGGCATCATTAATGTGCAAATTTCGGTCATTCAAAAAATCCATAAGATTAAGAGCCAAGCCTTTTTGCGTTCGGGAGGCTTCAAGATGGATTGATTTAAGAAGAACAAGTTCTCCTTTTCGGAATTTGGACTCGATGAAACGCAACAACTTTACCTCATCCTTAATCGGAAGGTAGTAGCGAGCAATTGCTATTAATGAGCTAGTGTCGATTACCCCAATCATAAAAACCTGTCTATATCTTTAGGGGATATTCTCAACTGCTCACAGAATGAAGATTCCGAAACCAAACCATTATAAAACGCATACTGCATCGTTTCCAAATATAGAGGTGAAACAATTGGCTTAGGTGCTCTTGCGTTGGATGCCTTGCGTTTTTGCTCTTCCTTTTCCTTCTTAAGTTTTTCAGCCTGCTCTTCTTCCAATTTATGAATGATTCCACGGTAATACGGCATCGGTACAATTTTATTGTATGCCAGTCGTGTATACCACGCCATTCTGCTTATATGTGTAGATTCGGATAGTTTGTCTATGGCGAAGTTGACGTCTTCAGAATAGGTTTTGTATTTATCCAGCTCGTTTACTGCGTCTCCGGCGATAAGATAAAACGCAAAGTCATTGCACCACCGCTCGACTCGGTTAGATATGCGATTCCTTTCTACCTTAGACATATCCAAAGCCTCTACGTCCTCGATACCCAATAGATAATGCCCAATCTCATGCGCAAGAGTAAAGATCTCACGCTTATACGACTTTTGGCGCTTTAATACGATGACATTCGGCTCCAGATAAAACCCGTCAATGGTCGCTTTTTCCCGTTTATTCCAGGTTTCTACAAACTCGAAGACATAAACATTTATCTCTGCAAGATTTGCAATCATCGCTTTCAAGAACTGGCGATGCTCTTGAATATTCTTTCTCGGAATGAGTATATTCCTAACTTGCGTTGCAACGTTCTTAGGATTATGCTCAATTGTAAAGGACCTATGCAACGGATACTCGGACGATAGGGTCTCGGTTAGGATGCGATACCCGTCTAACAGTCCTTTGAGAGACTCAAAGGAATCGACAAGCCGCTTATCTTCCATAGTGAGTACGGACTGAAATCTTGATTTTCTAAAAAACACTTTCGTTTTTTGCTCTATGGGTAATGGTGTAAAGTCCAGATAGAACGATAACCCCTTATGAAATATCTCGTCGATTCTCTTTAAAAGAGAGACCTTAATCTCCTCTCCGTAGATATTCTCAAGTAATATCGGCTTCTTCCGCCCATCATTAAGAGATGACAACAATTCTTCCTTACTCATGCCAAAAAGCGTAAGTAAATAATCCAGTCTATCTTTATTGTATTGAATTGTTGTCATCTCAGCTCTTCCTATTGAGGTTTCTATAAGCCCTGCAAAGTTAATCATAATAATTGACATAAGCCGCTTATTCATCAACTGATAAAGCAATTTTAAGCCTATGTGTCTTAAAAATAGCGGTTTGTGATGTTTTGCGTGCCGCGCGCATCATAAAAATGCCGGGCGTCACTCACGCGAGACCCGGCTTTCGAATAATCATAAATCTATTAGAAACCCAATGAAAAAAAACAAACAAATGAAGTCGTATCACTATTCTCTTTGCTGCACAGCAAAGGTACAAAAACATCTTTATTATCTATTAAAAATAATAGATGAATTAACACAAAATTCGGCGATACAATATTTTATACTTGCTTTAATTCTCGAAAAACCGTTGATGTGGCACACGGCAACGGGCATCCGCCGCCAAAAGGTTTGACAAATAACCTTTTAGCGGCTCGGCGAGGCGGCGGCACGCCGCTCGTCACGAATGTGACCCCCCACCGCCCTACGCTTGACCGCCTTTACCGTCCTCCGAAATAGCGGTATATGTAGGCGGTAATGGCACGCTGCCCGGTCGTCAGACCGCACGCGCACGAACATAGTCAGAGCATTTTCCCGACGCCGGGAAAATGCTCTGACTGCTTGGTACTAATGGTTAGTGCGACCGACGTACAAGTCAGAAGGACGACGTCACGGCATACACCAAGGATGTCTGCGGATGGCTCTCGCATCCGATGCACAAGGTGTCAAAAGCGTCCGAACCATCGGTGCGGCTCTCCAATTTATTCTCCTCGGTCTCGGCCAACTTTTCACCGCGCTTGTCTTTGCCGCCGTTGTATATGCCGGCGGTCTGTATCGATATAAGCAAGTCCTCGTTGTTCTCACGATTAATCATCGGCACAAGGTGTGCCTTGCCTGCGAACATACGATTGATGAGAAGGTGCTTGAGTATCTGACGCATCGGCACGCCGATGTCCACCTCCGTCACCATCCACCCACGCGAGCGGAAGGCGTTGACAATGACCGTGGCGAAGCACAGGTTATCCACCGCATATGACCCTTGCTTGGCCGTGGCATCATAGTAAAACACGACACGGCGGTTGCGATGGTGGCGGTAGTACTTGCAGAAGTCTTCCACCAGTTCGTTGAGCTTACGCTCGTACTTGACATAGAATGACTTCAGCACCAACAACTTCCTGCCGCGAGGCTGTCCGGCCACAAGCCAGTTGATGTTGGCGTTGTAGTCAAAGGCTATGCATATCGGTTGGTCGGCATCCACGTCCGCATCCATAAGCGATGACGGCTCTTTAATCTTGTCAAAGTCATACTCAAGGCTGTCGAGGTGACCGAAGTTAGTGGCCGAGTATTTATGGCCTTCCGTCATTGACGAATAGAATCCGTCACGCGCTATGCCGATACGCTTGCACAGCACAGACGCCTGGAATGTCAGCGGAGGCAGGTCGCGGTTGAGCTGGCGAATAAAAGCCTCGCCAAGCACCACCATATTGTCGATGGTGGACACTTCGCGGTAGTCTAATGCCACCGAACGCAGTCGGCACAGAGTGCGGTGCATGTTGAGCAGCGTCGAGCGCATCCGCGCCGATGGCGCAATCCCGGCAGCGGCCAGTTCTCGCACCTTACTCTCGAAGTGGTGTATCTCGGCCACGAGGCCGCGAATCGCATCAATCAGATCCGGATCGCACTTCTTGTCGTACTCCAAAAACCACGAGCCTTTCTTGGTCACCGGCATATCGGAGGTAATAAGTGTCGAATGGTGGAAGAAGTGTTTACCGAAGTATTGACGGTTGCCACGCAATGCAGGTAGCGTTTCGTCTTTGAGCTGTTCGAAGTCGATAAACTTCGCCTCGTCAATATCCAGCGCATCATACGACTGCGAATTGGATGTACCAGTGCGGTCTTGCGAGATGATGAAGCCGACGCTACCATTATAGAACGACAATACGTTCTCGTAGTTTTGGATGGGGAATATCGGCTGCTTCCATCCCCAGGCTTTCGGGGGCTTAATGCCGATGCACCAATGGACGTTGCGCATCAACCCCCAGCGTTCCCAATGCACCAACATTGACGGAAGGGTGTTGGTGAGTGCACGCTTGATGTTGGCCGAGACAAAGCCGGTGACCGACCCCGGCATACGCTCGAAGTTGCGACGATTCCAGAGCGCGTGTACCATACCTTTGCCAAAGGCACGGCCTGCAACGAGTACGGTGTCGCGTGCTTGCACAACCGTCATCAGGTCGCGCTGAACGTCATTGAGGTATACTTGCTGAGTCTGCGTATCCATTCCCAATTGGTTTAAACAAATCGTCCAGACGTGCATCGATGTCCTCGTAATCGACATCCTCCGTCTGGTCCATCGTGTAATACTTTTCCTTGAGAGCCTTGATTTTTTCGCGGAAGTGCGGCATACGCTTAATGCCGATGACTTCCGGATCATCAGTGAAGGACAATACGAGAGGCACGACCTTTGACAGGATGCTCTCGCGAGCGTCCTCCTTGTCCAGCTGCGTATATTTGGCATACTGCGATGCAGCAGCTACCATATCGCGAGTATTGTTAGCCGCGTCCGCTTTGGCGTATGCGCGGTTTATCATCTCCAAAAAGCGATAACGGTGGTAATCCTTGCTTTGGCGCTGGTAGTCGCCCAATAGCTCCTTGATAATCCGCAGGTCTTCGCGCGCCACCGATTCAACCACACCATACCGCTGACGTATCTCGGCAACAATATCGCGGTCACGTTTGCTCGGAAAGTTTAGCCAATGGTTGTACATATCGCGCAAACGCACAACATGGTTTATCGTGATGTCGTTAAGCCCGGCCTTGACCATCTTGTCACGGTCGGAGAAGAGATGCCGCTGCGCGACTTCGTTGATTGCTGGTAGTGGCATAGTCGAGTGTTTTAAAAATCCTCATCGGCAGTCATTTCGCGGAGATACGTTCCGGTGAGCTGCACCGCGAATGGCGAGCCGACACGTGCAAAATCAATCTCTTGCCGACGCAACATCAGCGCCGTTTCCGCCTTAGCTTTGAGATATGCCGCACGCAGCGGAGACAGGAGGTCGGACAACTCAGCCTTGAGTATATCGGTAGGAATGCCAAGTAAAGCGGCTATGTCTGACGGCGGAGTGAGTGCAGCAGCCAGTTCGGCCACGCGATCGATTGTTTCTTTATTCAAGTCCATGTCAATACCTTGGATTCGTTGCGTAATATTGTCAGCCCGTCCTTGAGCAGAGATACAGTGCGATAGTCAGTCGTAATAATGCCTGCCTCGAAACGGTCTCCGCGTGTTTGATTCTGAGACGTGACTATAGCCACGTCCACAACTGGCGCATCCAGAATGACGACCTTGCTATGGTTCTGTGCAAGTATGACCTCGTCGCAGACGCTGTGCATAAGGCTGTCCAATGACGATGTTTTGCGTGCCGCACGCATATCACAGACGAGCGAGCACCACAATATCCGTCCTGATGAACGAGCGCGATGTAACCACCTCAGGAATTGCTCGGACACCGAGAATGTGGATATGGACATACCGGCCGGGCCTATTTGGTCGAGCACCCAGTCAATATAGTCTGATAGCTGTGCGGTTCTGCCGAAGTACGGTTGTACCGCGCAGCTCGCCAAAGAAGCCAGTCCGGTCAATGCTGCGCAGGACATCACGTCTCGGATTTATCCGTGACGTCGATGCCGAGCGCAGACAGTTCGGCTGCGACTTCCGGCGTAAACTTTCCACCGAGGTCACGGATGACAGCGACGCAGGCGCGGCACTTGGTGTTGGCAAGAGCGCGGCGATCGTCGGAGACATCTGCAGTCGAGGCCACCTTCTTGTATTTGCCGAGGGTCTTGCGTGCAGCCGACAGTCGTCGGGCCTCCTCGTCTGTACGTACAGCGGACAGTGGAGGAGTTGCCGATGCCGGCAGTGCGGAGTGCCCCGGCAAATACCCGTCGTACTGCTCAAGCGCATGGCGATATTGTTTGTCAAGTTCGTCAAGCATCTGCAACTTCTCGAAGCGGTCGCACGGCTCTTGATCTGCCATCGCTTTGAGTTCGTTGAAGAGCAGTACGATTTTGCGGTAGCGTGTCGCGTTGCCGTCCCATAAAGCCTGTATCTCAGGTGGCAAGCTGTCGTGGTCGGCACGGCGGCCACGGGCGGTATGAGCCTCCGGCAATTCGTCATCGGATGAGATTGTGGGAGGTGTGGCCACCGTAGAGGCAACGCGAGGCATTACTTCCGCTTCCATATGCACGACATCTGCGACACTCATATTGTGCAGTCTGATGCGCAGGTGCTTGCGTAACTCGTATTCGAGCTTTGACATATACTTACCGGGATTTCGGACAAGCGTATTATATAGCGCCTTATTGCGGTTGAGCGATCGTAGCATCGCGGCGCCGCGCATAAAATCGCGGTCGGCAGGGCGTGCGTTGAGCCAGTCCTGCATTTCCTGTGTAAGTTTTGGGTCAAGATTCGTCATAATATTTAATTTATAGGCGCGACGACAGGCCAACTCTAAGCCCGCAGTCGCGCCTACTGAAGATTATATACTGTGCTAAGTCAGTCCTATTATTGGTATCAACCGCCGACTGCAACTTCGACTTCGCCGGTGGCGCAATCGATGGTGCCATCTTCAGTCACGAGTTTGCCTACATAATAGGGAGACGGGCATACATCGGTGACGGTTATTTCGAGTGTTGTACCGCTGGCGTCAGTCACGGACATACCGCTGTCTTGGGACGGCTTGGTATTGGTCTCGAACATCTCGTTGCCGACGATACGCCACTGGCCGTCACGCTGCTGAATTGCGTAAACTATGTCGTCGGAGTTGGCCATACGGCAGAAGCCCGTGGCATCCGGGCCGACACCGGCATACTTGATGGTGGCGGTGTTGTTAAACGTCTTGGATGGTTCATCTCCTTGGCTCTCGGCCTTGACGTTGCTTGCAGTAGCGAGCAGATCAATGCGACGCCATTTGGCATCGGCAGCGAGGGCGAAGTCACCTTTGTAGGTGGCTATTGACGCCATCGTGGCATCTTTGTCGCCGGGCTTGGCGAGAGTGGGGAACGTATCAATCAGACTCTTGGGCATAAAATATGCCTTGGGTCGAAGACCTGGGAGTGTAGTCTCCCCTTTGCAAAAGGTCAGGCTCTCATAGAGGTTGACCGTGGTACATTTGGTTGTCATCTTCTCAGTCTTTTAAGTGTTAGTTGCCGATTTTTCCTCCTTGATCGTCTGTCGGAGGCGTAGCGGCTTTGAACTTGCCGACAAGCAGGCGTTCGGGCGACACGCTTTCAAAGTCGACGCCGAAGAACATAGTGGCCACGAATTGGAGGACGAAAGCAGCATGTTTTTCGACAACGATGTTCTCGAGGTTGGACATCTGGTCTGTGCCGATGAGCATATTGACTTTGGACGACAGCTGGATGTAGTCCGACTTTGCCTTGCCGGCCATAGGTACGAGCGTGATGTTGGGGAAGCCCTCGACGACAGTTTGGTTGAACTTGTCGTATATAGGAGATTGGCCGGTGGTAGTCTTGTAGTCATCGCGGTAAGCGTATACCAGCGAACGAGGAACAAAGAGATTGAGCTGGCCTCCTTGGCTGTCTGCTCCATCCTCGTAGTCGAGCAATTCGTCCGAAGCTGCTCGGCAGAATGCCACGATGGCATCAACTGCGTTGTCTGAGGTTATGGCTTCGCTGAACTCATAGAGGTTGCCCTTGTCTACGGCGATATTGCCGGCGGTAATCTCTTTGCCGGTGATTGTGTCGATACCATCGAATAGGTCAACGGTCTTGGTGCCGGAATCGTTACGTACCGCGTCAAATAGGTGCTGGGCAAAGCCCTGGCCTATTTTGGCAGACAGGAATGCCAGCACCTGGCGGACGATGTCGGTGTCCTTGAGACCCTCGCCTGAAGTGATGGACGATCCGTATATAGATTGAGCCACCGAGTTGGGCGAGAACTCCTTGATAACCGAGCCGAAGTAGGTGCGCAGCGTGCGCCCGGCAACGGATACACCGGTGGAATCCACACGGCTCTCTGAATAGGGTCCCATCTCGATAGCTCCGGCGAGCTGACCGACGGTTTCCGAATAGCGGATGCCTGTGCGGAGGGTGAAGTAATTGAGTGCAGGGCCGAGTGCAAGCACCGGCATCTGTAGAAGCTCTTTGCGGTAGAGGGCTGCCGACTTGGCAAGCGCCTCGGGGGTGATAGTTACGTTAGGCATTATAGCAGATTTTTAATGTCATTATACATATTGATCGCGCTCGGCGCGGCAGTGTCGTTGACGCCGTCAACGGCTGCGGTGTCATCGCCCGGCGCGTTTTGGAGTGCGACGACCTGTGCGGTCAGTTCCGCGATAGTCTTGTCGCGCTCGGCAATAGTAGTATCCTTGTCGGATGCTGCCGTCTCGGCACTGGCCGCATCGCGGACGTGGGCTTCGAGACGGGCAAAGTCTTCGGCACGCAGGGTGACGTCTCCATCTTGATCGGCGACGATAGTCTCCATGCCGAGGACGTTCGCGATGTGCGAAAAATCGTACTTTTCCACTTTCTTAGTCATTACTTGTTGGTTAATAATCGGAGGAAGACCGAGAGCTGTGACGCGGTTACCCAATGTTTCTGCCGTTGACAGTGTCTCGTCGGTGACTTCGGAGACTTCGTCAATAAGGCCGAGAGCGAGGGCATCATCAGCATTGAGCCATTTCCCCTCTTTGAGTATGGCCAGGATGTCGGACACCGGCTTGCCACACCTCTTGGCATATATGTTGGCGAGTATTACATCAGTCTTCTCCGCATCTTGCTTCGCCGTGGTCAGCCGTTGCATCAGGTCGGCCATTTCATCCGCATTGTATCTTCCCCAAGCGTCTACGAATAGAGAGCATTTATGCACGAGTATCAGTGCATATTTGCTCATCACAATCTTCTTTGCGCCTGTAGCAATAATCGTTGCAGCCGATGCCGAGAACCCGGTGTAGTACACTGTCACGTCTCCATGGTCGATAAACTGCTGCCGGATGTCGAGCGCGTGCGCGACATCGCCGCCGAGCGAAGAAATTTTAACATCGACATGTTGGCCGCGATAGCGATCGAGTACCGAACGGATGTACTGCATAGAGTATCCGTACTCGCCAATCGTATAGTCTATGATTAGTTGGTATTGCATATATCTACTCTACAAATAAGCTATAACGCAAAGGTATCTTGCTATTTATCTGCATAAAAAGACCCTAAGGTCTATCAAGTACCGGCATTAAGCCAAGAGTATCGGTGTATTCAATGGTCATCGTCCTGCCGGATTTGTCGTTCGTTCGGCCCGGCAGAACGTCCGTGGTGTTGACTATCGGATACGGATGACCGCTACCACCGATAAGGTACCAGCTGCCATCGGCGCATTTGGCCAGAAAAGCATAATGTTTGGTAGCCAAAACATTATCGTAAGCGGTGATGACCGTAAGAGTTGTTGTGTATAGTTTTGATTTCTTCTCGATCTTACTCGTCACCTCGGCGCTTGCCAGTCCGTATATTTCAAGATCCTGCCAGTCTCGCCAGTATTGCAGACGCACACCGATGCGAGGGATATACACTAAGTTTTGCAGTTTGGATGTCTCGATATAGGAGACCGCCACGATGTTTTTTATCAAATTAGCCATATTGTACTATATTGTTCGCGGCTGTATGCCGCTGTTTGTGTTTCTATTAAATCGAGTAGTTTATCTATTAAATTTTCCCTGATTTTTTCTTTAGATCTATTCCTCGTTTTGCATAATCGTTGCGCATTCGGTAGTAGCATTGGCGGACGGCCTCGGCTCGGTCAATACCGATGCCGTTGGCTTCGCACCATGCCGCAATCATTTTGTTCAGTCCGCATGGGACAGCTTGCTCTCGCAATGGCGTGATCGCAGTCCAAAGAGTGCGTCGGAAAAGATCATCTATGGTTTCGGCGACTGCGGCCTTGCCGCATGGACCCATATAGTTGTAGTACTCCGGGGGCTTGGCTTTGCTCGCCGGTATAGCAATGGCTGTTAAACCATCGCCACCGCAGTCCGGTGTAGTGCCCTTAGGCAGACGTTGAATATAAGCGCGAATTATCGCGTTTTGAGGCGACGAGTCCGGGAATACAACCGGGTCTCCGAGGCAGTGCGTCAGCCACTCCGCCTTGTACTTAGGAAGGTTGATGTAGATAACGAATTTACTCATAATGCTTTGTGTTTATGCAAAGATAGTAAATAATAGCGACATACCTACTATTTATACCGATGTTAATTTCAAAACATAACATATATTTTCCGTTCTACATGTTCTACACATTCTACACTTCGTGCTGTTTTACCTAATTTGTTTTTAATCAATAATATAAACGGTAAGGCTGACCCCGTACATCAATCAAAAGATGTAGAAAAACAGGCCATTTTGTAGAACGATTCCGAATTTTTCTACATTTGTAGAATTTTGTAGAATGGTTTTTACTGAGTGTAGAATACTTATTTTGTTGATTATCAGCTTTGTTGAAAGTGTAGAATGTGTAGAATGGAAAATCGGCTCAACTTTTTTTTTTGCAAATTGATAAGCAAAAAACAAGGCCAGCCTTTTCGGCTGACCTAATTTATTGTATAGGGTTTGGCTATATCTAAAAAAAAGTTTTTTGTCTGATTATTTTGCAGGGTATTGGAAAACTATGTATATTTGCATTGACGCGGAGATGTGGGGTCGGAACGGGCCGCCGCCCACCTTGAGAGGAATCTGTCGATGACATACTTTGTGGCCGGGAGAAACACCCGTGTAGGAAACCGCGGAAGCTGGTAAGTCCGTAACCCCAGCGTAGTCGCCAGCCGTTTCAGGCTGGCGATTTTTATTTACCATTGTGTGTTACCCAGCGATGAATCGTCCCGTTTTTTGTTATGACAAAAACATTAAGGCGCTTAGAATTTTTCTCTGAGTATTTTTCAATTCCTTTTTGGACGGTCTCTCGCGTGTGGCTGGCATATTTCATATATACAACTGCGGCTGTTGCGCCAGGCTTATCTCGAGCGTGTTCTAAGCAGTTCTTAAAATTATTTACACTTCCACCCCTCGGTGTTGATTGTTCAAATCCTGCTGTGAATATGTAGCCATCGGGAGTCTTTATCTGACCTGCTTCATCTTTGAGTATTACAACATATCCATTGTCGGCGAGATGTTTTGCCGCTTCAATTTCTTCGGGTTTATGTGTTGCCGTACTGTTTTCGATTACATAGTAACCTCCACCTTCACGGCTAAAATAACCATTCGAATATTTCCCTGAGTTCATTAAGTCGTTGTATTGTTTTTCGCGAGCGATATAATTTTTACTGCCGTTTGTTAATTTTCTACAGCCACCTGTTTTTTTAGTCATTTTTACCAAATTTAGCGGTCATAAAGTCAGGGATATAAAGCAATGAGTTTCGAATGCAGAAATCACGAATAGTCGCGCCTCCTCCATAAACAATAAAATTGGGGGTTCTCTTTTGTGAAATAACTCGAGCCACAGATAATTCTCGTTCTAAGTCGTTTATCCGGCCGCATACACCCCGTGTAGCAAATGCGTTGTAGCCAGGGGGTATCCCCTTCATGTTTAATTGAGTGAATTTTGCGCTCACATTTAGGTCTGCATAAACGCATAACCCACATTCTTGATAATACCTGGCCAGCCATCTTTTTCGGTATATGTGGTATATGCCTATTGCAAGTGGGGTGGTGTCAAATATTGAGTAATTTGGTTCAACGATTGCGCTTGCTTGATAAGTAAATATTTTTGCTGGTTTCTTCCATAATGACGAAAAACGATAGTCATCAACATAAAAATGAATAGTACGAGCTTCTTTCGTCCTGCGGCCTGCCCCATAAGGTGCAAAAGGAAGAATTAAGTTTCCTGCTTGTCGATCAAGCCGTAGACATGGAATCTCGTATCCATTGTCGCTTGGATAGAGATAGTCTTCGCATTCAAGTCTTTCCATTAGTCTTTTATTGTAGAGGTATTATCAGTCATCAATGGCTGTACCGTCAACCTCCAGGTTTATATTATAATTCTCCATAAGTAGCTGGTAGTCGAAGCACAGCGCCCAATCAGTGCGAGATGTAGCCTGCACAGAAGGCATACCGCTTGCTCCGGTCACCGCCATAGTGCTTTCACGAACATTGGATAGGTTCTTGAAACGTACTGCGTACTTCGTTCCGATGTATTCTTTGCTGTTTTCAAGGTAGAATCGTAGAGACTCCACGGGGAGTGTAGCGTCCCCGACAATCTTCCCATTCTTTTTATATAGCATCATAATACGCTTCGGGCATAGATATAATATTGGTCTGGCACGCTGCCACTCAATTTTATCGCGCATTCCCTTGCATCGGAATGAGGTCTCGTACTTGATACGATAGTCTGCATCGATGAATACCTCTCCGTTCTGATGCAGATAGTCCACGACTGCCCAAAAGTTGGCAAGCTCGTTGGTGCTGCGACATTCGCGGTTCTGTCTGCGAATTCCCGCTACACACAACGCCAGCATATCTCGGTACGACCAAGCGACATCAACCACGCCTTCGAGCGTGCGGAATATTGCCAAAGGGATTACCCAATTGCGCAATATTCGGTCCTCGACCATATCTCCGTCGACAGATGCGAGAATATCGGCAAGAGTAACTTTGTAGTTGCCGGCAAAATTAGCCTCGACCCGCTTGCGATGCTTCAGTAGTTGCAATGTCAGATGACTGCATCCAAGGTTTCGCCATGTCTTAAGGTCGTCAAACTTGCGCTTCGCCTCAACCGAAAACTCCGAGGTGTTGAACGTCAGGAATAACAGACGCGAAAAGATTGCAATGTCGATTGTCGGCATTTCCTGCCCTGAGAGTATCACGCCGCAGTCCACAGCCGTAGTCTCGCGCTTCTTGTCGCGATCCATATTCATACGAGTGCGCCCGACACCATCATACAGCCCTTTGATAAACTCGCGGCGATTGAGCTCTATACTATTTTTGTATTCGTCAATATGTACGAGTGCATTGGCACATTGTGCAACCGTATCGGCCAAAGCGGCGTCTGTCGCTGAAGACAGGTTCGGCGGCTCGTTATTAATGACAAAAAACGACATCAGCGAGTGCCCGAGCTCGGATTTACCCGAGCCCTTTGGCCCGAAAAGGTTAAGAATAGGGAAATTCTTGGTTACGGCAGTAACCACGTCCTTGAACAACGTCGCAAACAGGAAACATATACCGATCTTGGCGTTGTCTCCAAACACCGCGACCAACTTGTCCGTGTATTGACGCAGTGTGATTTCGGACATAGTCGAGTGTATAAACTTCCGCTCGAACTGAAATAGTTTCCGCTCATTGCGGTATATTGATGATGCCGCAGGTAGGTAGTAATTACCAACATCAGGCAACTTGACAATGCCATATTCATCGGCAGCCATCCATATACCATTATATAATACACCATTACCGAAAGCGAAGAAATCATCCTTTTGCCAGCCGAGCTGCGTCACCTCTGTCGCGGTCTCCGTTTGCTCGTATAGATACCCTTTGAGCTTTGTGAGATGATCATCCTTGGCCTTCCAGATATAGTTGCCGATGCCTTCGACCTTGAGTTTGAAACGCTGCAAGCTGACAAGATCCTCCTGCTTAAGCTCGACTATTTCCGTCTGTCGATTGATGTTTGTAATCTTATACAATCGTTTCGGCGATAACTGGTCTTTGATGTGGAATAGCGGCTGCATCACGAAGTTGCTCCACACCATCGGCTCGCCTTCCTTCGACAGCGAGTAATAATAGTTGTCTCGCTCGCAAAATCCGTATTTACGGTATAGCTCCTGATTGATAAGATTTCCATCATCGCTTCGCTTCTCGCCTTTTGTGATGACTGCGGAGACAGAACTTTCGACGACTGCAGACGATACGCCAAAGACTTTCGCGGTTTGTCTGACCAACGCCTTGCGAGCGTCAGCATCGCCCATCTCGGCGAGTAGTTTTGCGACCTCTTTCATTACCGGTGCGCGCTCGCTCGCCGTCTCCTTGCCGATGAGCAATTTCTCGGCATACCATGGCACGAAATCTTGCTTGTGTAATGAATCGAGGATGGCACGCGATGTGATGTAGCTGTCCGGATCTTGCTTATCCTTGCCTTGCGGAATTTCCTTGACAATTACGCGAAATCCATATCGGAGAGCCGCCAGTCCGTTCTTGATGACGGCAGCGATGCCCGGCCCATAGACGTCTCCGACTTTCTTCGGTGGATCGGCATCAGGAATAAAACATATTGTAGGATTATATCTGCGCAACTGGTCAAACTGAGACTGCGACCACTCGGTGCCAAGAGAAGCCACGGTATTAGCCACACCGATAGACTGTAATCGCATAACATCCGGGGCCCCTTCAACGAGGTATACAATCTCATCAGATGCAATCTGACGTGCAGCGGCGTTGAGGCCGAAAATAGTGTCTTTCTTTGAGTAGACAATGCTTGCCGGCGAATTGATATATTTCGGTCCATTGTCATCAAGCGCTCGTGCCGTAAAACCTAATACCTGATTACTGCGTGACCTGATAGGAATCACGATACGGTTATAGTAGTAGTCTCTGACGTTACCTTTATCATCGCGGCGCAGCAGCCCGACCTCGACAAGTATGTCAGTGGACAGCCCTTTGTCCTTCGCGTAATCTCGGAAAGCTCCATGCCCGGGAGCATACCCTATGCACTGCTGCTGCACGTATCGCTCTCCCCATCGATTATTGGCGTACTCCTTTGCTCGCTGAGCATCTGTGTCATCAGCCGACATCCGAGATACATAATATTCCATTGCAACGCGATTTGCATGTAGCATCGCTTCGCGCTTTTGATTAGCAGCCGCATCGGCTGCTGTTTGCGCGGAAGCCTTGTATTCAATTGTTATGCCGGATTTATTCGCAAGATACTCCACTGCTTCGCGGAAAGTCATGCCTTCAACTGTCATCAAGAAGTCAATGGCGTTGCCTCCGATGTGACACCCGAAACAATAGTACATGTTTTTGCTCGGGGTGACGACGAATGAAGGAGTTCGTTCATTATGAACCGGACAGCAACATTTATAGTTATGCCCACTTTCTTGCAGAGGTACGAAGTCGCGTACGACATCCTCGATGTGCGTTGCATCGAGGATTCTTGCTATGTCTCTATCGTCATACATCCGGCTATCGATTATTAAATCGAGTAATCAATTGTGCTGTCGTGTGTAGATGCAGTCTGGTCTTGATGTTCTGCACATGCCGGTTGACGGTATAGACAGATATGTCCAGTTCATCAGCGACATCTTGACGAGTAAGACCTTGTGCAATCAAGTGCGCTACCTCAGTTTCGCGTTCGGTCAAGCTCGTCTCGAGCCGTGGCTTGCATAACACACCTTCAAGTTTGCATTCCCCTCTGAGCGGACAATGTACTTCTTCGAGATTGAGACAGCCATCATTGGCAACATCAATTGATAATGTATCATATTCGCCGAAATTACAACGAATGAAACGGTGAACTATTCGATATTCATAGTATGGACGATTAGGCTGGCTCTTGGCATACATTTCCGCCAGTACAACGAACGCTTGTGGGTATAAGTCGCGTATCAGCGCGAGCATATCTTGTGTAAGGCTGCGGTGGCCTATCGTATATACATACATCGCCTCGTTTTGGGGCTTAACATTTATGCTGCCATCCGGGCAAACGTAAAACTCAACGTTCTGCAACATAGCTTTCTTCGATTAGTGATTCAATAAGTGTTCGCTCCGATGTTCGCCATGAGTCATCTCTAAGTTTTCGCCAAAAGCTACTAAAACTTATACCTGTACGTCGAATTACTTCGTCACGAAACGCGGCTTTGTCCTCGCGAGTCGGCAGTAATGAGTAATAGTCTAATATAACCATAGTCAGTATTTTGTATGTGATTTCTTGTGTGTACTATCATTTTAATTGCTAAATTAGCAGTGCAAAACTAATAAAAACCATCGTAATCTCTATTATAGAGAATAGGTTTAACTAAGTTAAATAAATATAAATTGATAGTTATATATGTATAATCCACAGAAAATCATTGAATTATTGGAAGAGCGCCGCGTGAAAGCTCGCGATCTGCTTACATTCCTCGGTAAAAATTGGAATGGTTCGGTCTCGCAAGTGGTCAACCATGACATCCGCGTATCCAAGATTGAACGCATTGCCGATTTTTTTCAAGTGCCTATCGATACCTTCTTCGATCGCGAAACACCGGTGCTTAACGGTGTGCCGAGCAATTCAGCAGCCGCACGCATATCCGATTTGGAATGCCTACTCGCCGAAAAGGATAAGCGTATTGCCTTACTTGAAGATATGGTAAGCCTTCTGAAAGAAAGAGAAAAAAAGTAATAATTTACTCGGACGAAAGTCGGACGATATGCTGCATAAATACATGGTCAAGAATACGCTCAGGCGGCATTAAAATATCGGCCTACACAACGAAGTTTACTCCCTCTCTCTCCGCAGA